ATCGCACGGGCCAAGCCTTTGGTGTAGCGAGCAGACAAGCTGTCGTACAAATTATCCTCAATCGCCTCTTCAGTGATTGAGAATCCAAGAGCAATGGTCTCGTGGTTATAGCGAGCTGTGAATGCCTCTTGTGCATTGTCATAGCTGATTGCTGTACCCTCGGCCTTGACTGGAGCAGCGGAGAAACCAGAAAGTTTGGTCTCTTCTTCAAAGCTACGCTCTGATTTCTCAGTCTCGTAGATCTCTTTGTGCTCTTCGCCGTAACGGGCGTACTCCAAACCGAACAATGCGTTCAAGCCGGGAAGGAGTTCTTTTAATAGTTGTGCGCGTGAAATTGCCATTTTAAATTACTCCTTATACGCCAGCAGTGTTAGTCATGCCTTGGAATGTAGCATTCCATGTGACCAATACTTCGGGATAACCAACAAAAGAAACTGATGAGCCAGATGCCAAAGTAACGGCACTGTTAACAGTCACGGTAGTACCAGACACGGTTACTACAGAGATGTAGTTACCTTGAGCTGAACCTGTTCCTGTTGGGCAAATCAATTGCATACCAGGCTGGATGGCTGAGTTAGCAGCAGTCAATGTCACGGTTGTGCTTGAACCAGAAGTAGAAGCAGTAGCAGTAACAACAACAGCTGTATCTTGCACCAAGCTAACAACACGGAAAGGCAACAATGTTGCAATGCGTGTGTTACCAGAAGTACCAGAAGAAACAACAGCACCAGACACAGCCATAGCTGAGTCACCAGTTGTGGTGTTACCTGTATTACCAGTTACGGCATACATGTTAGTTCCCACAAAAGTTTGGTTTACATAACCAATGGTAGAAGCAGTGTTGGACAAAGATGTACCTTGAGCAACAACAGCAGCTTTGAACACGGTTCTAGGATCGTCAATCACATATCCAACTGCGTAGTTAGATGTTGTGTTTGCTGGCCAGTATTGACCGCGAACGATTTGGCTTGAAGAGTTTGTGTACTCAGCGCCAACAAAAATGCCCAATGTACCGGCTACGGGAGTAGCAGGAGAAGAGGCAGCTGACATGGTGGTGGCAACAATAGTACCACCGGACAATTGAACAATGTCACCATTGAACAATGAAGTAGAGTAGCCAGTAGCGATGGCATATGGACGAGTAGAACCCGCATATGGTAAACCACCAAACTCACTGACCGCCTTGAACCCGTAAGGGGCTGGAACGATAGGGTAAGCCATTTAAGTTTCCTTTAAAGATTAAGAACGTGCACCAAATCCAGCTCCGCGCGTTGTCGTAGAACTACGTTCTGAGAACTTGCGCATCCTTGGATCATTGTCCTTCATGAAACTATTGTCCACTGACTCCATCTGATCGGCTGCTTGTTTTGCATAGTAACGATCATAAGCATCCATGTTTTCTTTGGTGTTCTTGCACAGAATCAAACCGCCGATTTCAACGTTGCCTTGCTCATTACCTTCAATCATCAACTCAGGATGGTCCGCTGCCTTTACCGGTTCCCAGCCGTCACGTCTCATGCGAGACATTCTGGTGTGGTCCGCCTTACCCAATATGTGCGTCATGATGTAACGATACACATAGCCAGGCTCAGGTATTGGATCGGGCAACGCGCTCGCAGGCTTATAGTCCATGCGAACTTGTTTGTCACGGGTTTCTAGATCACGAGGTTTTTTAACATCAACCATTTTGGTTCTCCAATTTCTGTTGTTCGAGGTAATACTTCTTGGGGTCAAGATTAAACTTTTTCACTAACGCGGCTTGCGTCGGAGTAAGTTGAACCTTTTTTACGCCAGTAGATCTTGACGCAGGAGCAACAACCGTTGAAGGACGCTTAGCGGCTTGTGCCGATTTTTGTTCACCAAATATTTCTGGGAACGTATTTTTTACGCGTGAATCTATTTGTTCATAGTATTCATCGGAACGCGGGTCAACACCCGAATTGACCAGTTTTTGATGCAGCCCTAGTGCGAAGCTGGTAACTTCTTCAAATCCTGTAGACCCAAACCACTGGTTTTTTGCCTGCCAGCGCAGGGATTTTTCGTCGGGTTGTACAGATTGATTCTGTCTAGGTTGTGTTTGTACAGGAGTTTTCTCTTCCTGTAAAGGGGCTGGTCGATAATTTTTTAACGACTCAAGCCTCCATTTGGCGTCAGTAAGAGCTTCTTGAGCAGCAATAATGGCATCAGTGTCGTAAGCCTCTTGAGCTTCTTTGTACTGTTTTCTAGCCAGAATTAGATCCGCTTCAGCCTTTTCTTTGACTGAATTTGCAATGATCTGATGGCCTGTATTAACGTTCTTTTTGAGATTGTTGTTCTCTTCAATCAGTTGTTGGGCCAGTCTCTCAAGCTCTTGCTTTTCACGCAAGGCAGCCTCGGCTTTGCGGCGTTCGTCGTGTCTTGCATGAGTTAATTCTTTAATGCGAGATTGAACATTCTGTGAATAGTTTGCGATCTCGTCATCGGTAGGATCGGCCACTTCCTTGTTTAAGGGTTGCTTGCCTTTATCCCGTTCTGGTGTGTCATCAATGATTTCAATTTCAAACTCTTCTTCAGCCGCTGGAGCTGGAGTTTCGTTTTCAATTTCATCAGGGAATTTGAATTGATCGTTCATATTTTTCCTTTATGCGCGGCTAATTCCGCGAGGGTCCTGGACTACAGCATCGACTTGATCTTCGTTGATTAAACGAAACTCTTTGCCAAAGATTTTGAATCGCGTACCTGAATAAGTACGAGTTAAGATAAAGTCGCCGGGTTTGCACCAGGGGCCTGATGGATAGCGAGTTTTATCTGTGTATGCTTCTGGACCAACTTTCAACACAAAAAGCACGGTTGTCGCGTGTTGTTCTTGAGCTGCAAATTGAGAAGGCCTTACCAAGTCCAAGTCGGTTCCGTCGATCTTGTCGGAGATGTCTGGCACCCCGCAAAGAATCTTGTAACCTGCTGGCTCTGGTAGAACGGTTGCCTTTTCTTCAGGCGTTGCATCCTCTTGTGGGGCTTCCACGGGTTGGATGGTTTCAGGCATAGAAACGCCTGGGGGGAGAATCAAATTACTCATCTTCTTCACTTTCTTTAAGCAGGTCCAAAATATAACGCTCCGCGATGGCTAGGCCTGAAATCACCCCGCAAAGTTTTTGATACTCTTCAAAAGAGCGACACGCACCACCAGCCATATCGTCGGCATAGTTGTTCATGTCAGTTCGTATTTTTTCGCGCAATACGCGTGCGAATTCATCAATCATTCTTTAGGCTTCTGGTTAAGTTTTTCAATGCGATCCAGGAAGTTTTCCCGTTTCGTGTCGGCGCGATCACTCGCGTATTTGGCCATTTCGTCACCCCTTTCGAGAGCAACTTTACGGGCTTCAAAGTCTTGCGTAAGAGCTGTTTGTCTTGCGTTAAAGTCTTTTTGGTCCTTATGCTTGGCCATATCAATTCCGAGCTGTGCCCCGGTTTGATATTCTTGGGATGCCGTTACATGCTTGTGCTTCTGAATTTCAGATCCCACTTTCATGGCATCCAGTTTTAGATTACCGCTAATTTTTTCCTTCTCGAGGGCAAGCCTAGCGGCGGCAAGAGCCATTTCTGCTTGTTGTTTCTGAGCCTTGATCTGCACTTCTTGCTGAGAAATCGCCAATTCCTGCTGTTGCATTTGCAGTACAGGATCTTGAGCTTGTTGCTGAGCTTGTTGTTGTGCAGCTTGTGCTTGATGTTGTTGGGCAACTTGTTGGGCGGCTTGAGCCATCATGCCTGACAATGCATTCTCGAGTTGAGGAGACATCTTGTCGTCTTCGGGCGGTAATGCCATTCCGAGCTGTTCCTCAATGTTCTGTCTATATATAAAGCCCATGTGCTCGGCCATGTGAGCCTGCAACGCACCCATGATCTGTTGAGCTTGTGGGTTTTGTCCAATGATCGCCATGATCACAGGGTCTTGCATCATGGACTGGTGGACTTGAATATGAGCTTGATGATTTTGGAAAAGGAAAGCCTTGAGTGGCTTGCCTTTAAGGACCGCTTGGTTCTCAGATACTGGGTCAGTGGGCTTCTGGTCGTCCGGTAGAGGTACAAGTTTTTCCGCATTCTTAATCCCCAATACATCCAACATCGAGCGGTGCAACTGTGGCAGATCGTAAATCTGTGGCGCCATCTGAGCCATCTGGATTACGGCCTGATACTGAACAACGCGTTGAGACATCGTGGCCGCATTGGGATCAGACACAGGGATCACGTCAACTTTGTCGTAATCTACTTTCTTAGACTTACGGCCACCGTACTCTGGATCGTACTTATAGTCTGGCTCTGTGTAATCACGGATCAGATTCTTTAAGAGCTTTAACTCTTGCTTCAATGCAAAGTGAGTTCTGGCCTGTACAGCTGATAAGACCTTGAGCTGTCTTTCAAGAAGAGCCAGTGTTGTACCGACAGGGGTTTGTGCAGACATATCAGAGACGTTAAGGTCGGCTGTTGCTGCAAAGCGGCGCCCTTCGTCAACGATATTCTGTAGGAGAGTGTAAAGAACTTGGCTGGGTTCTTTGTAAGGAAGAGGGAGGATGGAGTCGCGGATACTTCCTGACGCAACGTCTACATCTCTAAATTCGCCTGGAGCAATTGGGGTATCATCGCCCTTAATGCGCAGGCCCCTGGACTTGAGTCCCCCAGGCAGATTTGAAAGAGTTCCTGCATCAACGAGCTGTCGCATGATGCTGGTGGCAGATTTAGCAAATCCTCCAATGAGGTGGAAGAGGCCGAACCCGTAAGCGCCAAAGCCGGGTATGTATTGGTAGTGGACAAAATGCTGGCGCTTGAGTCTGAGCGTATCACCTTCATTCCAGTTCCTCCTGATGGACAAGATGTCTTGTGAGCCTTTGATTAACGTAATAACATACGGGAACATGATCCCCGTCTCATTACCCTCTTCATCCACATCTTGAAACCCATCAAGGTCTAAGTCAACGTGGCACTCATATAAAGTATATCTGTCATCGTTCAGATCGTTAAATCCAGTCTCGCGGTCTTTTGCAGCTTGGATCTCTTCCTTCTCTCGATTGGGATCAGGCAAATCTATATCACGATAAAAACCAGCAGCTTGTAATTTTAAAATCTCGTTCTTGGTCTTTCTCATCACATGCGTAACACGGTAGCATGTGTCCATATCGGTCGCGCCATAAGGCAGAATAATATCCTCGGCCGGTACAAATATAGATACTTGTCTTCCCAGATTGGGGTCAAAGTAAACCTTCTTGAATGCAGATCCAGTAGCTGGAAGTGACCACAACATCCTCTCGTGCTCTGGTCTAAACTCTTTCATCACCTCTGTGAGCTCGTTGTTCATGTCATCTTCGACATTGATTGCAATCTCTCTCATTTGAGGAGTTTCTTTGCCCAAGAGCTTTGTCCTAACAGGACCTTGAGCTGGGAATGTTTCAGTGATCATCTCAGACTGAAACCTGACAACCGCCTCTGTGATCATTGGATGGAAGACACCGCACGCTCCGTCCCAAGGCTCTGTTCTTTCTTCCATATGAAGACCCAACAGTTTCAGGCCTTCCGTATAAGCTTTCTCCCAGTCTTTGCGGGAGTTCTTGTCCATGCTGATGTCTTTTTCAAGGTCACCTGCAAGACTGGCCAGAGCTCCTTCGCTCATCTCTTCAGCCAGATTGTTGTCAAAGTCCTCTTCACCTTTCTCCATATCAATCTCAAGATCGCCTGCTTTGATATGCACTGCTTCTGGATCTACGATCTCAATCTCGATGGGTTCTTGATCCTGGGCCAGACTTTCGAGACCGGCTGGTGCTTGGTGAAGAGACTTGTCAATCATGATGTTCCTTAAATTAATTTCCAATTACCTGATGAATAATGTTGCGGCATTGCAACCCCACCGGACTTGTTACCTAAATCTTGTTTCATATAGCTCTTTAATGA